AGGGCCGTGGGAGCGGAAATTGTGCGCATAAGGGAGGGGGTTGGTGGAAAACGAATAACTTAAATATAGTTGGTAGTAATATAAACAAAAAACATGCCAAAATACACCTGCACTCAAACTGGCCAAACGTTTTCAAGAAAGAAAGACTATGTTGCTCATTTAGAATCTCTTGTTAAGGAATTACCACCAGCTACTCAACAACTACACGAAGGTAGATTAGCGATTAGTTTGTTTTCTGGAGCAGGCGGAGATACATTAGGAATGGAAAAAGCTGGAGTAAAAGTTGTAGCATTCTCAGAGAACAATAGCGCATGTGTGAAGACACATACAGAAATGTTTCCCGATAGTAAGTGGTTAGGCGAATCTGTTAAAGGAGATATAACAAAAATCCCAGACGAAGAATTTCATCCTTATGTCGACAAGATATTTATGGTGTTCGCAGGATTTCCTTGTCAAGGGTTTTCAAACGCTGGAAAGAAGGATGTATCTGATCCGCGAAACAAAATGTTCCATCAATTTCTTCGAGTCGTTCGTATTGTAAGACCAGAATGGATAGTTGGAGAAAACGTAGCAGGATTACTCACAAAGAAAACAGACGATGGAGAAAGTAGTGTTATTTCTGTAATTGAAAACTACTTTTCAGAGGTAAGATACCCGATTGTGTTCAACGTATACGATATGTCAAAATGTGGAGTTCCACAATCACGAAAACGTTTGATTATTGTAGGAAACAGATTGAGTATTCCATTTGTTCTTCCAGAATACAATAACGAAAAAGTAGGACTTGAAGCTATAGCAGAACCTGTTCTTGATGGCGCGATTGAAACAAACTTAGAAATTCCTGATGAATGTTTAGTTCAAATTACAGATGAAGTAGAACCTACAGGAACACCACATCCTTACATGGTTTTAAAACATACAGAAAAATTGATCTCTTTTGGAAAACGTGATTCTCCGTTTCATAGTGAAGTTTTAGATTTACGTAATCCATGTAAAACTTTGATTTGCGCATACACGTTTCAACCAAGATTGTACATTGGTCTTGTAAAACCAAATGGAAAAAAGTATATACGTTGTCTAACAGTTCGTGAGGCAGGTCAAATACAAGGATTTCCGAAAGATTATCACTTTCATGGTTCCAGAGACGACTCTATTAAGCAAATTGGAAACGCAGTTCCCTCAATATTCATTGAGAAACTAGTAAATTCGATAATAAATTCGACAGTAAACTCATCTTCAGTGAATTAAACTTTTCATCAGAAAACTCTTTAGTAAACCCATCACATGAATATTGATTAGCATAACGAATACACTTCTTTAAGTTACCAATATTTTTCTTGGATTTGTTCCAAGATTTTTTGAATTCAATCATCTCTAACATAGCTTGATGTTCTTCATCTGTTCTGGTTTCTTCACCGTATCCAATATAAACTTTATTACATTTCTTAACGGTAAAATTAATTATATAAATAACATTATCTTCAAACCATCCATCATTAAAGTAGAAAGTCTTACCGTTTGTATGTTTCAAATCAAAACTAGTAGTTGTTTTTACTTTGTCTTTAACATTTATAACAAGAAAGTCCACATTACGTTGTGTGCCATTAGGCTGGTAATAATAATACGAACCATCATCTTCTGGGATTGTATCTTTTTTATTTATAAATTTAATACCAGCTTTATCAAGTTCTAAAGCAAAACACGCTTCTTGGTCTGTAGGATTGTTACCAGTTCCTTGTGAATCTGGATCTCCTTGACATGAAAGAAATTGCTTCTTTTCCAAGTTTTTCTCCTTCAAAAGAGAAGGATTATCGTAAATTTTTTGTAAAACAGTTAAAATATCAGAGTTCATACCGTTGTGTATAACATCCACTTCTTTCAAAAAAATAAATTCATTTTAATTGAAAACAGTAACATCAATATTAAAACATAAAAGTATTGGCAATAAGGTAATATACCGTTAAGCGCAACCGCACCTGAATTCAAACCCAAACCTTCACCTTTTCCTAATCATCCTCCACAAGTGTCTCCAGGACTACAAACAGTATGGGATTGGGAAGGTATGGCGAAGAGAGGAACAAATCCAGTGAAAAACGTTCCAAACCCATATTCTACGACATCTGTAGCTAAAGGGAGAGGAAAGAAGAGAAAGAGTAGAAAGACAAAACGTAAAACTATGAAACGTAGAAAGTAAAAAAACGTAGAAAGCTGTGACAAGCCATCCTACGTTCTTTGAAACTACAAACTACAAACCCTAACTATTGTAATACATTGTCACCTGTATTTATCTTCATTATCCTTGCGCCATTTCCACCTCCTGCGCAAAGCCGTACATACCCGATTTAACCAACATGTATGTTCCGTGATTTATAATTGTCGATTCTCTCTAACCATCATTATTTTAGGAAGAAGGAGCTACCCTGTTCGTAAGATCATGTGTGTAAGAGATCGCAAAAGTTCAACATACATAATTATGGAAAAAAAGATTCCGTTTTCACGAGATCTTTTTCACTAGTTTCACTAGTATTCATTCTCTAGCATGTTCAACAACTTACTTCGTTCAGTGTTGTTCAATTTAAGAACATATCTAACATGAGGAACAATAGTTGTTTTGTGCAACTGTTCTTTTAGTCGTTGAAGCAAAGTGTTTTTATTATCAAGGCTAGAATGAAACCAGTCTCGCATACATAAATCAAGAAATTTATTGAAATTGTATATCGTATCTGCCATCATTTTCTTTGTTACTGTCTTAGGCTTCACATATTCAACTTTTTCAAGTCCTGGAAGCAAACTATTGAAGAACAAACTTAGTAACGTAATCTTATTAAGATTTACAACATTACCTCCATCTTTCCATAGTTTAAGAAGTATATCAAAGTTATCAAAGTGAACGATGTCAACGCTTGGTGTGAACACCGGAGCAATATATTCATCTAATTCCATATCCATCTTGAATAGTAATTCATGAATAACCTAAAATAAGTAAAAAAGATTCCGTTTTCACGGGTATTCTTTTTATAAGTCAAGACCAACTTTCCAAACCTTAGGTTCACATGTAAGTATACTTTGTATTTCTTCTTTTGATAAATTAGTATTGTCTAAAACAACTTGTGTTAAGGCACGTTTCACTACTTCTTTGTTTCTTGCTTCCAAGCAAAGTTGTGTAATTTGGTTTCCGAGTATACAAGATTTTTTTGCAAGTAAAACATCTTCGGCTTCTAATTCTCCTATTACTCTTTTCAATGCTGTCTTCTTAATAGATGTATTAACATCAAACGGTACTAATGCAAGGTGTATATTTTTACAGTATGTAAAGGCAATACACAATCCTTCAAGTCTTTTTACTTCAGATGGTGGTATAGCATCTTTGAGTCTTAATTGTAATATTTCAATACCACGAGTAGCTTCACTAGCACTTTTAATTTTTTCATTGTGTACTGCTGTGATTGCCCTTCTGGCCATCTCATTATTCGGATCCACTCCAAGTGCATGAGTTATACATGAACAGTATTCCTTACAACGTATTTCATCAAAGAGTTCATTACGTAGTTCTTGATCACGAAACACGACTGGTTTATCATCATCCTTATTAACTACTTCAGCGATAACGACATTGGAAGTTTCCTCCACTTTATCGCTTTCAATAATAAGTTCAGTCTTCGCGTTCTTTTCACGAGCACGCTTAAGTTTTACTTCCATTTCTTGAAGCTTAGCGGGCCATTGAGATAAACTGTATCTTCTGTTGGCTTCTTCGTATTCATAATGTATATTGAATAAACGTTTTGCTTGTTCTGCTTTACGTTTCAACTTGTTATAGTTATTCATAAGTCTAGTTTCTGCGGATGACATTTTGTGTTGTTGAACTGAAAACAACTAAGAAAAAAGTTTCCGTTTTCACAGGTATACTTTTTATTCAGGCAATAACTTTGTCTTAAGCAATTCTATTTGCTTGTGAATATCTTCATTATGCTTCTTACGTCTTTCTGCTTCAGCACGAATACCTTCTGGATCTGTAGGATCCCAAAATACCCATTGACCTCCTAAACCTTCTGGTCTGAAATCAATGTTACGTCCAAATGAATCTAATAAAGGCTGTCTTGGAGGATCTTTCTTCCACTTGTAATGTTTGCCTTCCTTTGAATCATACTTGTAGTGTCCTTTTGGACAACATACTTCTGTAAAGTCGCTGTAAATATGGTGAGAACATTCAGCATGAACTGTGCGATATTCTATTTTCATAGGTTCATTACAATCAGGACATATTGTTATAAAAGGAAGTTTTCCTTCTGCATAATAGTTTTTTAATTCATTATTAATTCCTTTTGTGCAAGGTTTATAATTTTCTCCATACCATGTATATTCATAGTGATGCCATACATTTGACTTATCTAAATAAAGCATTTGTAAATCAGGTTTCCCATATACAAATCCAGTAAATGTGTGTTTAAGATAAGCATTATCACAATTTTCCTTTATTCTAATGTTATCTATAGCAATCTTTTCTTGAATTTTTTTCTTCTGTTCTTCCTCGTTTCGCTTTACTTGTTCTTCTCGTTTTCTAGCTTCTTCAGCTTGTTTACGAGATTCTTCCGCATTAAGACGTTCTTCATAAAACTTGTTTCTTGCAATAATAATATCTTTACAAGATTGACACTTGATGTTACCAAGTTGATTACTGAGAAATATATCATAAGGAATCTTAGTATTTTTACAACTTATACTGCGTTCATAGATTGATTGATTACATACAGGACATGATAAGTAACTATATCTTATTCCTGTACCATTTTCTTCACAGAAACGTTCTTCTGCTTCCCATTTGTTTTTGTTTAATTGGATAAAGTTGTTTAACTTCTCCTTTCGCGAATTTTCTGCATTAATTCTAAGCTCTTCAGCATATTTTTCACGAATAGCTTTTTCTTCATCTTCCTTGCGTTTTTTCTCACGTAATTCGTTTAAGATTGTTTCTACTTCAGAATTCATCTTGGTTATTGAAATTCATAATTAAAGCAAAAAAGATTCCGTTTTCGCGTGTTATCTTTTTTACATTATTCATCTCTGTTGTTATAGTTTTTGATTATAAATATCTTACTGAGATCTGCTTCTTTGTTATAGAATGTGTATTCGTCAAGTTTCCATTCAGGATACACTTTTCCTACATCTTCCATTTCGACAAACTTACCTTCTTTTGTAGCATATACCATTATCATTCTGCGACTCATGATATTATACTCGTCAAGTATCATTTCATGAAAGTCCACATAATCTAACATATATTCATTAGAAGTTGAAAGATCAAACTTCTTCTTAAGTCTTTCTACGTATTCGTCATAAGTATACACTTCAACGAGATCTTCGTCCCATTTATCACACCAGAACGATTCTTCTTTGCAAAACCATTGTTTAACTTGTTGCGTTGTCATTTTGATTAATTCAATACAACTACATCAAAAAGATTCCGTTTTCATTACTTACCAGCCTTTTCTCTTTTTTCAATTTCTTTATCAAGTGCTTCAAATTCTAAGTCATAAATCGTTGATAAATTACCAGTATGTGAATATTGGTTTCTTTTATCAGGATCATTGCAAGGTATTTGTCTCCCCTTGTACCCTTTAGCATCTTGGTAATTGTGATGTTTATCTATATAACTTGTAGCACCGTTGTTGCATAAAGCACATGTGTATTCATAGTAATAAATTCCGTACACATATCCATCACGTACAGCTAAGACGCGACTTGTATCCAAACACGCAATACACTTGAAATGTTTCAAACACTTTCTTGCATTCTCTACATGTTTAGGTGAGATTTGTTCCCATTTCTTGAAGTCTGCCTCCATAACCTCTTTCACAAGATTTAAAACCCAAGTCTTTCCTTCTTCGTTCATTTATTTTAATCAAATAGTAAATATGTGCGGCATGTGACGCTTAGTGTACTTCAGCAAACCACGATCTTTCTTTGAACCGTTGTAGAAGTTTCGATAAGAAATGATTGAATCATTAGGGCACTTGTATTCTTCGGGCATTGCAGGAGTTGGATCGCGTAACCATCTTGTTTCGGTCAATTGAGGAGGAAGATTTGATTGTAACCATTCCAAATGAACTAAGGAAGCATGGTAATTCTTGGGATTGAATCTGTACATATGTTCCTCGACTAAATCTTTAGCTAGCCATACGAGCCACATGTAATGAGCTAGACTTTCACGAACCCAAATAGAAGAAGGATGTTTGGAGTGAGACTTTTTGTATCCTCTGTTTCCAGACGTTATACATATCGGCGCGTCTCTCTCAACTATTTCCGTTCCTCCAAGTTCATGATGAGCGCTATACAGAAGTTGTGTTGATTCAAGAATCATTTTAACTACGTGTTTATCGCAGTGCCAACGTGCGCACTGTTTGGTTTTACGACTTAAGAAGAAGATATTCATCTTTCATGTTGAGACGTATACTTTAACTTAAACTGAATTCATTTTTAGCTGTCGTCAGTGTATGCGAACAACCCAAGGGAGAACAAGGCAGTGCCTAATGCGACCCAACGAAGTCCTTTGATAGACTCACCGAACACAAGAACACCTTGTAAGGTAACGATAACGTCACTTACCAAGTTCCAAACTAAGTTGGTTACGACCATACCTTCAAAGTGGAGAGCTCTCAGGAACACAAGAGGTTCAAGAGCGTATAATCCAACTGCTAAGGGAACACCAACAGCAGAAGATAATGTGCCTTCGCTCACCATCTTGGCAGTAGACATCATGAGAATATCAATGGACGCCATGATAACTCCAAAAACGATGGGAAGGACATTGAACTTACCTACTTTCCAGTTGACTTTACTTATTAATTCATCAAGTGCGTCTTTTTTTGGTTTACCCATACTTGTAAAATGAAAACGAAATGTTTTTTGCGAAGATGATGTAGATCCACTTAAGCGGTCATAGTACATATCAAAATGGATTATGAACGCGAACCTGATGAAAGAGAAATACGCGGATTTCAGCTAGTTGGAGCCATTGGGCTTAACAGCAGATTACGTGATGACTACGAATATGAACGATTCAGTGACGACGATGAACATCATCTTTCTCACTCGGATGAAACAGTCACAACTAGAGAATTCTTAGAAATAAGAAGCAAACCATGTTGTGATGCTGTGTGTGTAAGCAAAGGTCCTTGCAAGAATATTGCAAAGAAATTTGTTAGCGATTACAAATTATGTAAATCTCATTACAGTTCTTACAAGAGAACTGGACCAAAGGTTTTCGAACAACGACAACTTATATCAAAGTATAAGTTTCAACGAAAAACTATGGTAGAAAACGGTGCTTCAGAAATAGACATACATGTATTTAAGTACAGACACCAACTAGAAATGAAACAACTGTTTGAGAAACAATCTACTATCCCAGATAGTGATTTGGATAAATCGTACATAGAAGAACAACAGCTTAAAACCAGAAAATTGGTGCTAACACGCCGTTCAAAAACATTATTTACAGAATTAAATATAGTTGCCGGACACTTAGCAAGAGGAGTACATTACGGAGTAATTAACGACAATCGTATCCAAGAATTCACAGTCAGAATACAGTATTATGAAAATGGATGTACCGAGATTGGCATTATACCAAACGGAAACATCCGACAAATGTTTGACTGGATTTGTACGTTGTATAATCGATTAATAGGTAGAGTAGAACAACCACGTCGCGAATTACAAGAATTCGTTGACGACAACCAAAACGTCCATAGAGAAGTGGTGGTTGACATGGTAGTTCAAACCTATCGCACAATAATCGATCATATCAATGTTCCAGATAAATATAAATGGAAAAAAGATTATAACTACACTGTTGGGGAAATATTTACAGAATGTAAGTTTGAAAGCAAAATTTGCGACTTTATATTCCACAAGTATGTGGAAGCAAGCACAATTTACGATATTGAAGCAGCGTATCCAAAGACCTTGGATGCTGTTTGGCAATTCATAAAGAATCACGACGATAAGGATAACCTTATTCGTATTCTTGGAACTGAAACTGCCGATAGTATTGGAATGTGTCAGCAAGGATGTCTTACTAGATTGTTCAATGTATTGAACGGGTATCTAGAAGGAATTGAAGTCCGTTCACTTAACGAACAGCTTGGCGACTTGATTCCTCCTTTACGCGAGGAACCTGATGTAAATAGACGTATTGAAAGAGCAAGAGGGGTCTTGCGTTCATTACGAGTTCCTGACTCTCAATGGGATGATTGGATAAACTCATTGATAGATGAAGAAGATGAAGATGATCGTATAAGCCGTGAACGAGAAATGGCTAGAATGATGTCTCAATAAAATCAAAAACAGAACAAAAAATATAAAACCACAAAACCAAATAAAAATTATCAAAAAACATAAAAACAAAACAAAAAACCAAAATCGTCTGGAAGGACCTTTTTGCATGAAAAACGAATTGTTTTAATTTAAAAGTATGAGTATCGGGGATCGAAGGGTCCCTAGTGAAGGTTCTGTTTTAATATCCACATTTCATCGCATTCACTTAAATATAAAAAGATGAAAATGGAAAAGAAGTTGGTTCCTATACCTACCAACTTGTAAACGCCAAGTATAGGGCTTTTAGTGCTGCGTGGAATGGAGCGGTAGAAGCTTGAGTCAAGTAAAACCAGAGTTTTCCTGTGTGCCATGCACGGTTTTTGACTTTAGATCGGAAAACGGATTGAAAAGTTCTAAAAACGGAATGGTAAGACACTACACTACTCATGCCAGTAAACTTAAAATGGTGGATCCGACTATAATTATATTCTTAACAATCGTTATGGTAGGTGTTTCATTCTGGTTGTATCATGTTATTAATTCAACAACAAGCAGATTGAATACAGCAACAATAAGAGCAGCAACTACAGCTGAGTCCACACAAGTATCAATGTAGTTTAAAATAAAGAAAAAGTGAGGGAAACTTCCACTTTTTTTCATAACGATTTTGATACACAAACTTATCAACATACAAATGGGAAACAAGCAAAGTAATACCATCCATGCTTCAACTTTAGAAAGGCCACGATGTGTAGTAAAGGGATGTAGTTACACATCGTATCCGGAATACAATCTCTGCTTGGAGCACATAAAGCAGGAAGGAAAAGAAAAACGGAATCAAGAACCGAAAGAAGATGAAGTATCAGACAACAATATGATGGAGTTAAATCTTAATAAGACACTTATGAAATCATGCCAAGCAAGATGCTTACAAAAAACAGCTGTTACTCAAGAACAAATTGATCGTGGAAACGAAATGCGGGATTCAGCTATTTCGGAGTTCTTCGCTATACTGAATACAAACAATATAACTGACGAGGATTTTCACGCTATACATAAAGAAATGAACGAATGGTTGAACCATGACCTGAAACTTCCTGAAATTCGTGCAAAGCGTATGCAAACATTCAAAAACACTTTACAAGCAGTTGATGCGTATTTAGCAAGCAAGAACGATTAAATTGCCGGAAACGGTTTTTTACATGACACAAAAACGGAATTAAATTAGGTAAATTGTAGAAGACCAACACGCTAAAATGTCCTGCAAAACATACGAATCAGATTGCGAAGAAGACTTTCTTGAAAACCGTGATACTAAAATAGAAGAAATGATTGAAAAGATGGAAGGGGAGTTTGTAAAAATAGGAGTGAAGTTCTACAAAGCTTACAAGTGCTGTGGAAACTGCGCTAGTACGCAATTAGACATAGACGGAGTGAAGAACTATATCTTCTATACGGAACAAACAGACGAAGACCTTAAAAATGGTTCTAAACGGATCTATCTTAATCACGGCTTTGACAAGAAGACAAATGAGAAAGTATTACAGTTGGTAAACAAGTACAAAGACATTCTTATTTGGGATGGTGATGATCGCAGAAGTATACTTCTGAGTTGTGAAAGTAAGGGAGTTGGAAACACTCCAGACTATTTGCAAAAAGGATATATTAGATACTACTAAACTAAAAGCCGGAAACGGCTTTTTCAATTTTTATTATAAAGTTTGTATAAACGCCATTTTTTCTGTAATTTAATAACCGCATTTTTTCCCAACTCCCAATCGTATTCCCACATGACTATAACATCATATCCTTTATTTTTTAAATATTCTATTTTACGGTTTGTTCGTTCATATAAATATTTATAAGTAGTTCCTGTTTTTGGATTAATTTCTTCAAGATTAAACCTTTTAGGATTACCGTGCCAGAAATCTCCTTGGAATTCATATAATTTATTGCCATTTCTACCATCAACTGTATAAGAAGAATCTGGTATTTTATATTCACCTCCATTTTCAGCATGTTCAATAATACCTTCTGTTATTTCCATAAAGTTTAACCACTCTATTTGTGCTTTTGAATATTGCGGAATACATGAGACACATCCATGACCTTTAAAATGATGATCTAAACGTTGATTTAACTGATGATTTTTCTTACAATAACCTTCAATAAATAACCGACCTTCATTATCGCGGTATATATTAGTGTAATTATATTTATGGTTATGTATTAATGCTAAATCGTTTTTAATTCTCTCAAAATCTTCTGCTTTATAAAATTTTGTTTCTGCTATCTTTTTATAACCACATTTTGCACATCCTTTCCCAGCCATGTGTTCTGTAGGATTTTGGCTAAAATTTCCATGCTCAGGACAAGTAATTATAACCTTTTCATTAGACCCATTATATTTAACATCATTGTAGGTATAATAGTTGTTATGGATTTCTTGAACAGCAGAAATCCACTCGTTTTGTGTATAACGTTGTTGTTTTGAGATAAGATTATCTGCACATTTTCTACATCCACCCATGCTTTCTTTTCTTATATGGACACTAGGCAAAGTAATAAAATAGTCATTACAGATAGGACAATAAATTTTTATCTTAGTTGCCATATTAACCCATACAACTTCGTCAAATCCAAAATTTATATTTGGAAACTTTTCTCTTGAAATTTGTATAAATTGTTCTTTCGTTCTTTTAATTCCACTAGGCATTTTAGTAGTATTTGAAATATTTTGGATAAACAAATTCTGTTCCGTTTTTATTCAATTATACATATGACGCCAATTTTCAGATTCTTTTTTGCCTAGATCGGTCAACAACTTTCTGGTGGTTTGTTCGGATAATACGAAGGGAGTGGTGTATTCCACGAAGAACGAGTAAGTCTTCATTGATTCGTCGCGCATGACCCTCAGCATATTCAAACGGGTCATCATACCTTCAACTGTGCGTATGAGTGTGCGTACACCTTTTTCGTCTCCAGAGTATTCGGTGATGATGTGGCGAATAGCTCCGTCGGTCAACACAACTTCTGCAGGATTGAATTTTAAACGATCAAGTAATTGTGGCCATATGTAATCACGCAAGATAGTGACTTTATCTTTTTCGTTGTATCCTTCGCAGTTAATGACGGTCATACGATCGCGCAAAATAGGATGAACTTTCTCAATGTCGTTGAACGAGAACACGAACAGACATTGGGACAAATCAAAATCTACACCGGAGAAGTATCGGTCGTGGAACTGGGAGTTCTGGGAACGATCAGTTAAATGGATCATCATGCTGATGATTTCTTCACCGTGAGGGGTGGAAGATACTTTATCAAGTTCGTCAAAATACATGACGGGATTCATGCTTCGGGCGTGCATTACTGAATCGGCTATTCTTCCCCACATGGACCCTTCGTAAGTGTAAGAGTGGCCGATGAAGCCCGAGATGTCGGAGGCGCCACCTAAAGAGAAGAACTCAAAAGGACGTTTCATGACTTCGGCAATAGCATTACGGGCTAAAGAGGTTTTGCCGACACCCATGGGACCTTGTAAGGCAATGACGTTGCCTACAGATGTAGGGTTCACAATGAGCTGGGCGATGATCTGAAGAATTTGGGTTTTAGCAGGGTTCATTCCGTAAATATGTTTATCCATAGTTTTACGTGCTTCAATCATGAAATCCGTACATCGTTGCGGTCCGTCGCTCAAAGTCACAGGCAGAGGAATGACTTTCCCGAACGGAATACGAAGAAAAGCGTCAATCCAGTTACGGAGTTTATAAGATTCACCTGAATCGCTACCCATCTCTTCTACGGCGGCGATCTTCTTGATGACGTTGGACTTAACGTAATCGGAAACAGGTAATTCAAGAACTTTGAATTTATGTGGGATATCGCCTTCGGAAATACTTAAGGACGTCATTTTTTCCATAAGCATACGGAGCTTGTCTTTTCGGTCGGTGGGTTGTTTTTTGAAGTATTCCATTTCGGCTTTTGAAAGTTGAAGAGGAAGTTTAGGTTCGCTTTTTTTGCGTGTAGTTTGTGAGCGTGTTGTAGGACGAGCATTATTCGCGTATTTGCTCATCAAGAAATCTATAAACTCTTCTTCGTCTTCATCTTCCAATTCAACATCTTCGTCATCAGGAGGAGGCTGGAGTATGATTTGAATAATTGGTTGCTGTTCGCTTGGTTCTTCAACGCTCGCAGACGATGAGTCCAAAGTATCGTCCTTGATCCACAACGTATCGTCATCGTCCCTCTTTTTCTTGGAAGGAGGGGGTTTACTTGAATCATCTTTCATGTCTTCTGATGATTTACGATCTCGCGCACATTCACGAGAAGACCTTTTGGTCATTTGTTAAGACGGTAAAAGAAAATCAGGAAATTCTACCACTTTCAAAGTAATGGACGTAGAGAGAGTCGCACAAATAGCGCAGGAACAAATTGACAAGGAAGCGGCCAGCAATCCTGCAGTGAAAACCATGATGAAGATAGTTAGGGAATTCATCCACCAGCATCGCGTGATGTGTTATGGGGGTACAGCAATCAATAATCTGCTTCCTCCTGCAGACCAGTTCTACGATTTTTCGGTGGATATACCCGACTACGACTTCTTTTCTGAAACACCGCAAGTTCACTCTGCGAAGTTGGCGGACAGATTAGCAAGCGCGGGGTTTACGAGCGTTCAAGTGAAGCCTGGTGTACATTTAGGAACGTTCAAGGTGTTCTGTGATTACATCCCAGTAGCTGATATTTCTCATATGGATAAACCTATTTTCCGAAAGTTATGGGAAGACAGTATTGAAAAGGACGGATTACACTACGTCCCCCCAAATTACTTGAGAATGGCCGTATACTTGGAACTTTCGAGACCTAAAGGAGACGTATCACGATGGAAGAAGGTGTATGAGCGATTACAAAAATTGAACCGAGCTCATCCTATGACATGTCCTAAACAAGAAGCAGAAGTATCGTCGGTGTTCTTGGACGACGATATGCGTAATCAAATCAAGGAACTGATAAAGAAAGAAAAATCTGTTTTACTAGGATTCAATGCGTCCATGATCCAGAGTTCTAAACACCAAAGAAAATGGATGCTACCTCTGGATGTTTTAGCTACACCGGAACGCAGAGAAGAAGTCGTTCATTCGTTCGGATCGTTGTTCGCTAGACACGAAAGAGTCAGATCAAAAGACTTTCCTGCTTATGGCGAACTTATGCCCCCACACACGGACATATACGATTCAGAAACCAAATCATTGTTGGTTCGTGTTTACGAAACAACAGCGTGTCACAGTTACAACGAAAGTCCTTCGGGATTATACGTAGCAAGTGTTCCGACATTACTACAATTCTTTTTGGCTGCGTTGTATGCCTCTAACGAGTTCAGAGACCCTTTTCCCGAACAGAGATTTTTGTGTACGGCCGAGCATTTAGTGAACTTGGCAAACGAGAACGTCAAACGAAGATACAAGATACTGACACCGTTGACGTGTATAGGCAAACAACCTTCATTGGTGGATATGCGAGTAGAACATTCTGAAATGTACGAGAAGTTATCGGGGGACAAGAATTCTCGTGAATTTTTGGAACTTTTCTTCACTTATAACCCAACAGAGTTAACCAAGACGCAAAGACAGAAGGTGAGAAGATCATTGAAGAAGACGTTAAAGAATTAAGGAAAAGGAATAGCTCCTCCAAATGCGTTTCCAGTACATCCAGAGCATCCAGTACCACCAGTAAAATCAAAACGTCCAAAATCGTAAGTCATTCTAATTCCGTTGCCGTATTTCATGAAAATAGGCGAAGGGTTCTTGTCTCCGGTATACGAAGAGTTCAACGTAAGATACGTCAAACGTTCTTTGATGGAACGCGTCCAATCTTGTGCGTCTCTGGTGTATTGAGGAACGTAACCAGTTAATCCTGCGGGGCCTTGTGCGCTCATTTATATACTTAGTAATATAAAGGATGCAAAAGTATTGGAAGTTTATTTTGCTTGCGGTTGTTGTTGCTGGAATTCTCTACTACTTGACTCGTTCTAACAGAGAAGGATTAACTTCTAATCCGTCTGTAGAAAATCCCTTACCGGGCCAAGGTCCCCAAGCAGGTCAGGGCACATCTATGACAATGTCCCCACCTCCATCCGCATCTGGGTCATCTAGTGGAAGTAACCTTGCGTCTTCTTCTTCTCCGGTAGGTGGAACTAGTTCTACAGGAGCTACAGGAGCTACAGGAGCTACAGGTTCTACTTCTAGCTCTACTACAGACGTTGACAAAGAAATTGCTAAAACAAATCTTAAAAGAGACATGAGAAGTTTATACAGTATTTATAACGGTCTAGGTGCCAACAACCAACAATTAGGAAACCCTATAACTAGTCAAATTACAGGCGCTGCGCCTGCACTAGCTGCTCTAGCTACGGCTATAAACAAATTATAAGTCACTAAAAACTCTAGATTAAACAAGTAATGCCGAAGAAGATATACCTTTTTCTGTTTGTTATCATCTTGGTTGCAGTGATAGCATACATGGTGATGAACAAGGACAAAGTCATCATGGAACACATGCACGATCTCAATTACCCTGATGTTCCGGACGATATTTTGAAACTGCCTGAACCAATCAGAACAAAGGCAATCCAGGATTTCATGAATTCTCCACAGGGTTTACGTGCTTCGGTAGACCGTGTGGACAAGAAGGTAGACGATTTAATCAGTAAATCTCAAGCACAGGCAGCAGATGCTGACAAGGCCAAGCAGCAATTGAAAAATTTAAGTTAATGACCGGTCCAGAAAGACATATCAAAGTAAGGAGGAACGGGGCCGTTGATGTCTTGCTGACTTGGTTGAGGAGTGTTTTGCATTAAATTAGATACTTCAGAAGGACCCAACAAGGTTCTGAAGTATTGTAATCCAGCAATTTGACCGTCAAACCCTCCGTTAACAGCTGTATGAACGGTTTCTCTGTTTTGACGCGGAATATTTACCAATGTATGATGGAGGTAAAGAGTTCCGTTGATGTAAATATCCATAGCAGATTGTGATACGGCAATAGCTACATGAATCCACTTCTTTGCGGGAATGTTATTCACAGGAATAACTTCAGTTCCTCCAAAGGTGTCCATCTTCACAATAAACGAGTTCGTGTTTGCGTCAAGAAGCAGAGCGGGACACATGGAAGTCAAATCGGTAGGTCCTTTGGTGAATACGACTTTAGGAGCTCCGTATTTGTATCCGAAATCGTTGATGCGGACCCAACAAGCATAAGAGAAAGCCATGCCTGGATCCTCGTTGTTCGATAAGGGAAGCAACATCTTGCTATCAAATTGTGTCTTTCCATCAGAAGTATTATCTACAATAACGTAGTTGTTACCTGTGACAGCTGCACGTTTGAAGTAGTAGTATATGAATCCAATCACTATAACGGCAACAATGATTGATATAATTGTCGTAACTACGTCCATTGTTAACATGTTAGAATGAATATTCTTGTACGGTTTTTCCAGTTGGGTCATAGACTCCAAACTTCACGTTGTACCCTGTAGCGTTACTAACAAGAGTGCTTGCGTCTGTTTGAGATCGGCAAGTAGTGTCTTTTGCGTAGAAGGCAATTGCGTCTGAAGGGTTCAGCATTCCAGAGGTGTGTTGGAAGTTACAAAGCAACCCGGCAAATCCGCCGTTAGAATTGATCTTGATGTCCCCAGCTGCGGGTTTAGGCACTCCGGACAAGAAACAGGACTTGACTAATTTACCATCAATGTAAACATCCAAGTTTCTAGTGAATACGCTTACGGAAACAGAGAACCAGCGTTGAAGAGGAATATTGGGGACTTCGCAGATGAATACGTCGTCAGTAGATCCTGCGGAGGTGGATGGAGCGGGTTCGGAAGTTCCTGAAGAGTTATCTGAGGGGAACACGGATACGTAAATTTTGAGAGTATTGTCTGTAGGATGAAGAACGACGCGAGGATTGTAAATTCCAGGATTAGAAGGATCGCTGCGGACTACAACTTCCTTTTCTTGGCCGTAGCCGTAACTCCAGTCTTTGACGTACATCCACCACTGCATTCCGTAAGCGCCCTTATCGGCTCCAGAAAGAGGAGCAGACGCAGCGGGAACTGTAGCTGGTTGACTACCATCTTGGGGGCCGGCAAGAAGACCTTCGCCGTAAACTAAGCTCCACAAGTAAGGAGGAGGTGGATTTTGAGTGGGTGTATCTGGAGTGCTAGAATCCAAGAACTCGGCGAATCCTTCTTTTGACGAAGTTCCATCGAGGTTAGTAAATTTTTGGGTTCCTCCGGGAAGTATATAAGTTCTAAGTCCGTTGTTTCGGGCATATATGTCGTAAAAGATAAGACCTAAAACAATTAAAATAATAATTACTACGATTGACAATGCTGTATATACATAAGCCTGTGTTCTCCATAATTTAGAAGCGGCTTCTTCTGCTGCTTTGTTCGCATCGTCAATAGCTTTTTGTGCGATCTCAGCGTTTTTTTGGGCGAGAGACGACAAGTATTCTCCTGTAAATTGTCCCTTTGCTATATCTGGGGCAACAAAGCTAGGTGCTGCCGGTGCTGCTTGTTTCGTTTGAGATCCTCCCATTTGTTAAAACGCCGCAAGTAAAAAACGGACCATATGACAGTGAAATGAATGTAAAGGAAATGTATTGCAATAATTGCGGAGGAAAAGGGCACGTGTTTAGGTCTTGCAAAGACCCGATAATATCTTGTGGTATACTACTGATTAGAGGAGCTTACGAGCCTCTTAAGTTGCCGGTAGATCCCAGGACGGTTGGGATATTTATGGTGAAACGCAAGGATTCTATGTCTTACATGGAATTCATCAGAGGAAAGTACGAGTTGGGGGACATGGATTACGTCAACAGTCTGATTGGGAACATGACTGTTCCCGAACAGAAGAAGATCGTGGAGGAAGAGTTCGATACGTTGTGGACTCAATTATGGGGACCGGGAAGGGACACACACTCTGCGGAGTATGAGCTTTCAAAGATCAAGTATTATCAATTGGATCGCAAGGCAATCATAGAAATGAATAAGTCAAGGTATCCTGAACCTGAATGGGGATTTCCAAAGGGACGCCGAAATAGAGGGGAGTCGGACGTAGAATGTGCTAAGCGCGAGTTCTGGGAAGAAACGAATATTACGGACGATACTTATACTATTGACGAAAACTTGAAGTTCGTGGAAACGTTCAGAGGAACCAACAATATTCTATATAGACATATATACTTTGTCGCTCTTCTGAAATCTTCAAAGACAATCAACACCAAGCAGAAGTTGACGTATATGCAAAGCAAGGAAATATCGGAAGTTGGATGGAAAACCCTGTCTGAATGCAGAAACGTCATAAGGCCGCACTACGTTGAAAGGCTCAATTTGTTAACACAAGTTGAACGTATGATTGCCACGTATCAAAGTATAAGTAAATAAGCAAGAGATGGATATCGTTATAAAATCTGGCTTGTTGTTCGGAGGATTCACGGTAGTTGGAGGATGTATAATTATGGCGGCCACATTCATGAAGTGTGGAAAGTATAACGTGTCAAGCGCGTTCCAGAACGGAGCAATAATGGGATCGTTTCCTACCATATCGTTCGCACTAGGTTCATTTTTTGAATTTGTGAGAAACCCGTTTATCCATTTCTTTGAGGGGTTTGGAATAGAACACGAAATGGCAATAAAGTTCGGAATGGGGTACCTTATGATGCTTTTTATTTGGCCGGCGACGATATGGGGAGTCATGAACGGGGAAACAGCTGCGTGTGTGGCCACAGTTGACGAAATGACGGCATTCAAAACAAAAATGTTAGACCAGTTACACAACAAACAAAAGGCAGAAGCCAAAGACACGGCTCCACCACCTAAAACATCTTAACTTATGATTTAATAATGGAGGAAGTGACTTACAGGAATAGTAAGATTCAAGTAAAAACTATTCCTAAGGGAACACTGTTGTTCCGACTGACAAAGAATATAAAAAACGATTTGAGGGGAGTAGGGCTAGACGACGGAACACGGTGCGTGACTCCTAACTTTAATGTGTTTTTTTACCCTGATCCGTTTACGGGATTACTGTCCCTTAAAAAATGGAACACTGAAACGGATACAGTAACCGTCTTTATTCTGAAAAAAGACGTGAAGGTGTTATGGTTCTTGAAACCTTCAAAGTATAACAGAAACACAAAAAACACGAGACGCCGATTCGTTACGAGATGTAACAGGGTTGATAAAGGATGTATGCCTAGACCTCTGAAAGCTTACGATCCATGCTTAAGTAAAACGATGATTGAGAAGTATCCCGATATCGTTGGAATTATAAGTATAGCTTTAAGAGACGCAGACGAACTGAAAACCAGTTTGAAACAGAACCCAAGGAAGACACGGAAAGTCGGTAAGTATATACATTTTGCAAAAGATAACAGAGACGCAGACGGAGTCCCGGAGATAGCATTACATCCGTTTGTGAAAAGACCAAGCAAGGATGTAATAGTTCATAAGGGAGACGAATTGGAAATCAATTACAAGCCGATAGCTACTTTTGACTTAAATAGTCCAAAGTTGATAAGTTTCATGGAAGACCATGCGGTGTATAATCCCGATACGTTTTATTACATGTATAAACCCTAGAACTCAAAATCCAGGATATACACTACCGAAAGGTAAGATACCACTGCAAACCCAATGATCCAAGTCCAAACAGGAAACACAGTGGATTCACGTTTTCCAACACCGAAGGGTCGGACATTTCCGTCTTTACCGAAGGCAATAGCAGGCTTTAAGTAAAGAAATCCTGCTACCAAGAACAGGTAAATAGCTACCATCCATAACTTAGGGTTTTTGCGCACAACTTCTTCCATTATCATTTCGTTCCCAAAAATAAGTGAGAGAATGGCGTACGTCCTTCCAAATCGTAAAGCGTTCGCGGACGCAATAACACGTAAATTCTTGAAATACCGTCAGAATGAACCAGAAGACGGAGAAGTCCGAAACAATGAACTGACTCCATACCAAAAACTGGTTCGCGATTACTTGTTGATTGAAACTCCATACCGAGGTTTGTTAGTGTACCACGGCCTGGGAACAGGTAAAACACGTTCATCAATTGCCGTCGCCGAATCATTGATGTCAAACAAGAAAGTGTACGTCCTGCTTCCGGCTACGTTACAGGACAACTACCGCTCAGAAATCCGAAAGAGCGGGGACCCAGTGTACGCTTTCGACCAGCATTGGGAAGAAAAAGGTATTCGCAGTGAAGAAGACCGGGAAAAGGCAAAAGCTTTAGGTGTTTCAGAAGAGTTTCTAGACAAGAACGGAGTTTACTATACTACGGTCCAGGACGCCAATCCTAATTTCCGAAACTTGACTAGGGCTCAGCAGAAACTTATTGAGGCTCAAATTGAAGACGTTATCGACAGCCGGTTCACGTTCATTAACTATAATGGTATTTCCAGCGTCAACATTGACCGTATTCTTCCTTCTGAACACATGTTTGACGAGTCAGTAGTTATTTTAGACGAAGTACACAACTTGATTGGATCAGTAACCAACGAACGAGATATAAGAACGAGAATTTACACTTACATTTTGAAGGCAAAGAATTGTAAGGTCGTAGCTTTGTCTGGAACTCCGGTCATCAACAGTCCACACGAAATAGCCTTCTTGATGAATTTACTTAGAGGTCCAATCGAACAAGTGATTGTTCCCACAAAATCGGCTCTTGCATGGGACGAGGCATTGATGACTGCCTTCTTTCGCAAACAAAAAGATGTGGACACGATAGAATACAATTCAGTCAAGCGTCACTTTTTGATAACGAGAAACCCGCCTTACTTTGAAAGTATATACAACGATAAGGGCGAAAGAATAGCGGTGAAGTACAACAAGGATTTCAAGCAGGAACCGGATATCAAGGAATGGGTGGAAACGTGGAGACGAGAGTTCACAGAAAAGTTTTCGGGAATTGAATTGGAAAGTCCGGAAAAAATGGTGGTTCAGGAGTTACAGTGTTTGCCCACGGATATTCCGAACGACGAGTTCACGAAACTATTCATTGAAGGATTCAAAGTCAAGAACGCTTTGTTGTTAGGCAGACGCATTCAGGGTTTGGTTTCGTATTACAAGGGAGCAGACGAGAGATTGTTGCCTAAGAGATTAGACGAAGACAAGACTCTGGTAAAAATTCCGATGTCTAACGAACAATTTGTTCTTTATTTGGGAGCACGCAAGAAGGAAATTGACGGAGAAGCAAGACGAAAACGGTCGCCTTCGTTGAACGAAACATTAGGATCGTTTCGTATGAATTCAAGATTAGTGTGTAACTACGCCGTTCCTGAAGAACTGAGAGTCATAGAAACAGAAACCGAAGACGAAACAGCGGTAGCGGACAAACCTGAAGTTTTGGCAAGATTAAGAAAGGAACCTGACCGATTTCTGAAAGGAAAAGGATTGGACCATTTTTCTCCGAAGATGGCGGCATTGCTGAAAGATTTGAAGCACAATGTAGGCAAGGACGGTAAATGGAACAGCCAGTACATTTACTCTCAGCACGAATCGTTGGAAGGATTGGGAATTCTGCGTGCCGTGCTTGATAACAACGGGTTTCAGGAATATAAATTGATAAAGGACGGAGGAGTATGGAAAGAGGATCCATCAATGGAAAAAGGAAAGCCGGCGTACGGAATGTATACAGGTAAAAACGACAAGGAACGTAACCTTATTCTCGATATATTCAACGAGGAAATTCCGGTATCCATGAAAGATTCAATAAAGGAACGTAGACTGTGTGTTTTGTTGGGAAGTAGCGCTTCAGCTGAAGGTATAACTTTAAAGAACGTGAGAAACGTATACATTTTGGAACCTTACTGGAACGCTGGACGTATAGACCAGGTTATAGGCCGCGCTATTCGTTTGAACTCGCACGACAAGTTACCTCCAGAAGACAGAAACGTTACTGTCAAAATTTACATGTCGGTATTCACTCCCGAACAGTCGTCAACGGCGGACGCAGACAAGGCTCCAAACATCGTAGCTATCCGACGAAACGATACGTCTACGAAATACTACGAAACAGGTGAAGGCCAAGAATCGTTCATGACGTCCGACGAAGTGCTTTACAACTTGAGTTACCAAAAGGGACGTATTGCAAAGAACATATCCAGTATTCTGAAACAGGCGGCAGTAGATTGCGAAATTCATCGCAAGTTACATTCGAAAGAACAACCGGTGATCCAGTGTATGCGCTTTGATTCAGGGGTCACAGCTGAAGATCTTGCTTATCGACCTTCTTACTTGTTGGACGAGAAGGATGTATCTTACCAGCGCAATTTAATGAAAAAGACACGAAAGTTACAGATCGTGGAAATCAAAGGCATCATGATGATACTTGATACGCAAACAAACGAGGTGTTTGATTATGGAGCCTGGGGAGACGAAAAGCGATTGTTTAGAATAGGAGTTCGTTCAGGAAATACAATAAAGTTTTTACAAGACGTAGTTATTTAAATTGTTTTTATAAGGTGATTTACAAATGGCAACAGTATCAAACGCTGGAGCGGGAACATCAATGGCAAACTTACAAACCGGAACCCGTGGATTGTCAGCAGGAGACTGGACGAGATTACTTAAGTTACGTCAAGCAAGAACTTACGTCACTGCGAACTTGAATAACAATGTGGACATAGCTGCACAAGATCCACCACAATTACCTTACAACGCAGCCTTCCTCATTCCTCGTGTTGGAGGTAATCTTAAAACCGTGAGAACTGCATCTATGTGGACCGACTACGTAGCATCACAAACAGCTGACTTCATATTGAGAAGTCAAGCAACAAGTAACGGAACAAACATCAACGCAAATACTCTTACACTTACAAGATTATGTAATTGCACTACAACAGCCATTACTGGAGTAAAGATACCAGGATGTCAAAAGTGTTCAGTCTACACACATAAAACTATTCAATAATAAGTAAGTGAAATGGGAGGCTTAATGCAATTAGTAGCTAAAGGCGCACAAGATATTCTAGTATGTGGTAACCCGTCGTTCACACATTTTAGGTCTGTTTACAAGCGCCACACAGATTTCGCAATGGAACATTTTCAATTAGTGTTTCAAAGCAAGAATTTACAGATTCCTCAGTCGGGGACGTTAACGCTGAGAGCTAAAGTAGAACAGTTTGCGCAGTTGGTGAACGATTGTTATTTAATTTTAGATTTACCTAATATTTATTCACCTGTAGTTCCTATTCAATCAGGGCATACAAACATAAATCAAAGCACTACTGCATTAGGATACGATTTCCAATGGATCAATAACATCGGTTACAATATCATTAACTATGTAGCTATAGTCATCAACGGTCAAGAAGTAGTGAGACACACAGGAGAGTGGATGAAACTTTACGCGAATTTGAATTTTGATCCACACAAAAAGGCCTTGGTAGACCAGATGGTAGGAAACGTTCCTGCGATGTATGATCCAGCAAACGCATACGGCCGAGTTAACCAGTATCCAAGTTCCATTTACTCTACATCGTCCAATCCTCCCGAACCTTCAATTTACGGCAGATCATTGAACATTCCTTTACATTTCTGGTTTTGTGAAGATGTGGGATCAGCTTTACCAATTGGAGCTCTTCAGTATTCAGTAGTTGAAATTGTAGTTGAACTGAAAAACATGTACCAGCTATTTACGGTGATAGATAACCGAGATTATGTGAAAGGAGTTTTTAATAACACAACATTCAACACCAGAATAGCTCCAGACCCTACCGATCCTCGGTTCATGATGAATATGTTCCTTTCTCCTCCGGTATACAACAGTAGTCCAGTTGTGCCTACAATTCCAGATTTAACGACATGGAGACTTAATCCTTACATCGAAGCAAACTATATTTTCCTTAGTGACGCAGAAATGGCTCATGTAGTAAAAACCGAACATTCGTTCATAATTAATCAAGTGGATGTTACAAGTTCAGAAGGACAGTATGGACCAAGCAATGACTTACTTCTTTTGATGCGTAATTTATGTACTCAAGTAGTTTGGGTAGTGCAAAGAAACGACAGAGCTCAAAACAACGATTACGACAACTACACGAACTGGACGAACGCATTCGCACCTCCAATAGATATAAGTAATTACAATCCAATTACTGCTTCCCTGACATCCGGAAACGCATTACCTACAAATGTATCGCAAAGAGATAGTTTAATTGAATCTACAATCGTGTTTGACGGACTAGAAAGATTCGGAACCAAACCGTTTTCGTTCTTTTCACTTATTCAGCATTACCGTCATTATTCAGGACAGAGCGTCACAACTATTCCAGGAGTATACAGCTATTCATTCTCATTAGATCATTATAAAGGTCAGCCAAGCGGTCATGTAAATGGATCAATGATTAACAAAGTAGTATTAAGAAACACTTATATCCAACCCCCAACTATTCCTCCAAACTCAAGCACGGGAACTGTAACGCAGTGTGTATTGAAATCAACCTTGAACTTGCCAAACCCAACTGTCGTCAACCCTAACCAGAGAGACGCACAAGGAAACTTACTGTATGGACCTAACGATGTAGTTACGGTTGTAGTGAAGGGAACAGCTCAAACCAACCAGTACACTTACAACGTCAGAGCTTTTGTGGAATCATACAATTATTTGAGAATCACCGGAGGTATAGCCAACGTTGTTTTCAGTTCTTAAGTCGTTTGCTGTATAATAATAATGGCGACAGGGTTACTTATTCAATCCGCTACATACGGTTCAGGAAATAACACTGTAGATGTAAAAAACGAGGTTACATCACAAATTTACGATGGAAAAATAGCGGTAGTTGTAAGTCCAGCAGCACTAGGGGTCACGGACCCTGCTCCAGGACAAATAAAGACGTTGACTGTATCTTACAGTATAAACGGAGGCAGTAAAAACACGGTTTCGGTAAATGACGACGAAACCTTGAATATTGATGCTCCTCCGGCCAGAATAGCTTCGGGGTTGAAAATCGTGAAAGCGCAATACGGTTATGACGGGAACTTTACAGATGTCACGAGTGCAGTAAGAACTTATGTGGATAACGGAAGCATCAACATGAAAGTATCGCCTACGACTGTAGGCATACCAGACCCAAACCCAAACAAACAAAAGGTTCTTAAAGTAGACTTAAAAATCAACGACGAGCCAAGTTCGCAAACTATAGAAGACGGTAAATACTTCCAACTTTCGGCACCATCAGTGAATACTATTGCCAGATCTAATCCTGGAGCTTCTGCATTTGAATTTGTTTGGTTGTTTGTTAGTCGTATTTTCACCACTGTATTTCTCACTTTCTGGATCGCAAGTTCTAGAGTGGCATACAACGCAGGAGGAATCCTGTACCTTGTTCCTACAGTGTGTACTTTCGGATGGTTTCCGGTTCTTGTATTGCCTTTCTGGAGCTTCGCTTATCATCTGATTTTCGGATAAAAAATCAGGTTTGGTGTTTCCACCTTAACCCAATTTTTTAATTTAGCTGACAACCTTACCAAGAACGTATCCGCCATCAGTAACGAAATTAGTCTTGTCTTTGCATACGACGGTTTCGAACGCGTCATCGTCGAATGGATAGAATCCAGCAAAGCCTAGGAATTTTTCGTCAACATCATATACTCTAGATGTAGCAACATCTACGAGATATTCGGTACCATTGTGCTTGACTTCAACTAAATCTTCAGATTCAACGTCACGAGCTGGACCCGTTACAGGGCGTCCATTTGCACTGTCCCAGTAAACACCTGGGCCTTTTTCTGTGTCTTCTGTGAGCTTCAACTTACTTAGTTCGTCAATTGTCAATGTTACTATGTCGACAACTTCCTGCTTCTTACCGTTTACCTTTTCAGCGCAAGCGATAATAAACTTGATATCATCTCCGTTATCGTATTCTTCGTCGGTCAGTTCATTGATGTATTTTACTACCATCTTTCTGGCCTTGTCGAAGGCTTTCTCAAAAGCCTTCTTGTCGTCACCTTCTACTAATCCAAATTGTTCAATGATAGTTGCACGAGTTGGATTTTGTTTGGAATCTCTTCCGAGTGTTCTGGTTCCGTTGTCAGTATTCTTTG